ATTCCCTTATTTTTATAGCCGGCATAGCCTGTCTAGCCTGTCTAGCCTGTCTAGCCCGTCTAGCCTGTTGCTTGGCTCTAGCAGTAGTAACCTTTGCGCCCTTGGTCATTATATTAATATCTTATATATTATTTTTTACAAAAAAAATAACTTTTATTAAAAATATATAATCCTAACTTTTTTAATTTGTAATAAAAATGCAATTCAATAATAATTTAATTTGTATCTTTTTACTAAAATATTTACATAAAATAGTCAAATTAAAACCAAAAAGATGCAAATTGTTATTAGAGTTATATGCAAAATTTTTTAAAATTTTTCATATAAGTAAAATTTAAACGTATTGCTCTTTTGTGTGAGCATCATAGTAGTCTTTGTCTCTTGTAAGCTCCCTGGAAGGAACGCCGCCGCGGATCCAGCCTTGTGCCGCAGCGCCCTCAACTAAATTTGCCGGATTTGTTACCTTATCTTTAATGGATGGAATCAATGGAGTTGAACTGTATTTCATATAGCTCTGCTCACCCAATTGATTAACAGTTCGTTTATTAGTATTTAATTCCCCCTGCTGAATCTGCGCCTCCAAAATAGGATCCACTGCTCCGCGCCCAAGATAAGGAACAGTAGCAAATGGGCGTTGATACAGATCAATTCGGCATCTAGGATGCGTTTGGACACTACCAATCAATAATCTAGAGTTATCATCAACATTGCAGCCACCCGCACCAACATTATGACCTCCATTGTAGAAAACTCCTGGCTGAGTTGTTGCTAAAGAGATGGGATTTTTCATCGTGCAATCTTGAGCAAAATAGTTTTGGAGAGTATAATTACAGGCTTGGACATTTTGCAGAGTGGTTTGATCCACACAACAATTATCGTTTCCCATTCTAGACATGTTATCAAAAGTATAAGAAGATATGTGTGCCATATTTATATATATTAAACATTATTTTTTTACTAAACAAAAAATAATGTCTGTAAAAACCAAAAACTAAAAAACTTAAATAAGAATATATCTTTCATTATCTTGAACACAAGCAAAAGCACTTCCATCTCTACAAGAAGGCATATTTCCATAAAGGAAATCCGCAAATGCCGTTTGGTCATTTGGTATTCTCGTATTTGGCATAGAATAAAAAGGAATCATTGACTGATCTAAATTAAATTTATCGCCTAAATCACCAAATAACTGCTTATTTGTATTTTTAATACCAGGATTCAACATTTGCACTGCTCTTTTTGCATTTTTTGTAATATCATCATAAACCTTGGGATTGAAAGAAGGCGGTGCAGCTTGTCTCAAAGGTGTATCACTTATTTCTGGAAGCATTACATTTCCCATTGGATTTCTTTTTGTAGATCCATAATAATCTGTTTTCAATACATTGTCAAGCGCAACACTTTGTTTATTTTTAGAAGTTTCTTCACCATCTGGCAATGTCGCAGGCATAGATTTTCCGCTATAATCAGCTACAACATTTACAAACCCTTCTTTATTTAATAATCCCTTAATAATCTGCTGTTTTCTATATTTGTAAAGAAAGAAAATAACAACCAATGTTACTAAACCAACCACCAACATTCTAACAGATCGCGTAAGCAAAAATCCAAAAATAGATAATACAATAACAATCCTACTAATTGCATTTAATTTTTCTTCAAATGTCATACAGGAAGATGGCCATAATTGAAAAATATAGTCTTTATTTAATAAAATTGTTGGATCATTAGACCAAAATGGAACTGTCATTATATATATTAGTTACTTAATTTTTATAGAATTAAAAATTAAATTGGTTAGTCAAAGTTTGATATATTTGTTCACTTCTTCTTGTTGCCATTTTTTCCTTTACTCTTAGATTTAGATTTGTTGCTTGTACTATTAGAATTTGTATTTAAATCGCCAATTGCAGCAATCAGCTCGTCGTCTGTCATTTGTGGTTGGCTAGCTTGAGCCGCCGCTCTTGCAGCTGCAGCAATTTGTTCAGCTGCATCTGCCGCCTTCTTTGCCTCCAACTTTGATTTAATGCGCTCCCTTGTTTGTGCGTTCTTTAAATTCTGCTTCATCTGGTTCTCCATTGCACCCATATTAACCTTAGAGTTTCTTCCTAGACCAGGAATACCCATCTTCTCAAACATGCCTTGCATATTCTCCATGCCAGGCATATTCTTCATCTTATTAATTAAATCAATTCCTTCACTGATTAATTCGCTTTCTTTAATTTCCCCGCTTTTGATCCTTGTATCCAACTTATCTCCTAAATTTTTGACCATATTCATCAGTTTCCCTGGGTTCTTGAACATTTTTTGAAACACTTCTTGCGCATTACCAGCATTTTCCATATCCATATTCAAGTTTTGTGCGGCCTCCTCGGCCATTTCCATTGCAATTTTTCCCAACTTGCCCTGCATCATTCCCTGCAAATGCTCATGAATTTGCTCAGCATTTGGTACATTCATTCCTTCGGCGCCCAAATTGGGTTGTTGACCTTCTTCCCCACTAGCACGCTGATTCTCAAAAAGATTTTGAATATTGGACAAAGTCTCTTGCAGTTTACCCTTTAGCTCTTCTTCATTCACAGATTCAAACAACTTGGCAGAATCACCAAACTCGGTTGTATTATTTACAGAACTTACTGCAGAAAAAAGAATTAGCTGTAAATACTTCCAAATTGTTTCTCTCGTATTGTCTGAAATGTCCATTGTCCATAAATATTTAAATACAATTCCAGGAAGAAATTCGGTATTTACAATAGATTCATCCTTGAACATATCTGCATTTTGGTAAAGAATATCAAAAAAACGCTCAGGGAAAACCCGCATGCAGTGCTTGTGAATAAAAGTAACTCTCTTTTCCTTGTCAGCGAGCAGCGCCATTTCTTTCTCTACTGGATCCGCAATATGTGACAAATCCTTAGGAGTCCACCATCTCTTAATAATGGTTTCATATTCCGGAAATGTTGTAATGATATCATTAGTAAAATCATTAATAATCTTGTAAAATTCCTCTGGAGCCTTGATTTTCTTCTCTTGTGGAATTTCTTCTTGAACAGACATTTATATGTTTTAAAAACGTATTATATATTTAAATCAAACTTGATCAAATATATATTTAAAAATAAATGATTTTTTACATTGATTCATAAATAATTGCCAATTTCTTTAAATTTTGCAAATACTTCATTACCTTGGCTTGATTTTCTGAATCCATCTGTCTTACGGGGTTTCTAAGTCCGTCAATTGCATCCATTATTTGCTTTGAATTATCTGCATCTGCCAAGTCATTTGCATAATCTTTCACAATAAAAAACCCTAAATCTCCAGAATCAATCTCCTTTTGATAAGGATCAACTACTTGTGCCTTGAAAATTTTAACAATAATTCTTGGGTTAGCTTTTCTAATAGCAAGAAAGGCATTTTTTGCCGTCAAAAGATCCACATTTTCAGGAAATACACTTTGCACATCGCTAACAAATTCAATAAAATGATCGTTGAAGGTTTTAAGAATTTGGCTCGAGCTCATTAATATTATTAGTATTGTTTTTTTTAAATGATTAAACTATTATATTTATTTTCATCATTATTTGATACGATTCTTTTAAAATGCTCTTCCTCCACCTCCACCTGAACCTTGTTGAAGATTTGATATTTCCTGTTCCCTCTGTCTTTGCAAATTTTCTATTGTGGAACCCTCTGGCATCTTGGCTGACTTAAAATCTGTTTCGTCCGTTGGTGTATTTATTTTATCTATATAATCAAGTGTTACATAACTGTGCATTTGCCTCAGTCCACCATCACCTTTTGCAGTTAAAGAATCTGCATCCATATCTAAAAAACTATAATTATCTGAAACGATTCCGCCAAGTCCAAAACCTCCTCCACCTCCTCCAAAAGAAAATGCCATTGGCTCTATGTTATTATATGTTGCTTGTTTTGTTAAAACCTCTTGCTTGGGTTTAAAATAATCATATATGCCTTCACCATAAACAACGCGATAATTTTGAGTCATTAATAACAAAGCGGGAACCTTTGTTACATTTTCAGGCATAATAATATTTTTGCCATTTTCAAGAACTATATATGTCTTCCCATCTGTCCCCTTTACTCTTTTATCAATACAAATAAAATGAATATCTTTACTGACTTGCGTCTTTGATAATAATTGCAAAAGCTTCTTGGAATGTTCACAAAAATTGCTGTAATATAGTATTGAACTCATATTTACTAAATTATCTGTAGGTTTTTCATTAAATATTTAAACGACGATTCCACTAAATATTTGTAAAAGAAAAGAGACAATGTTAATTATAAAACAAAAAATTGATTAAGGATATTAAATATATTGTTTTATATAAGATTACAATGGATCCTCGCATTCAAAAGCTCCAACAAAATGACGATTTTAATGTACTTACATTTACTCTTAGCGGGGTAAATGTCAGTTTAGCAAATGCAATTCGCAGAACTATTCTATCAGATATTCCTACAGTTGTTTTCAAAACTCTTCCTTATGACTTGAACAAAGCCAAGTTTATTGCAAATACTTCTCGCCTAAATAATGAGATTTTGAAGCAGCGTCTTGGATGTGTCCCTATTCACATTCCTGACCTAGAAATCCCACTTGAGAATTATCTTCTAGAAGTAAAGGAAGAGAACTTGACTGATACTGTCATGCGTGTTACAACTGAACACTTTAAAATTAAGAATTTGTCAACTGGTGAATATTTGACTCCAGCAGATAAAAAGAGAATCTTCCCTCCTTTTGTTCCTCAAAGTGGAAGGGGAGAGTATTACATTGATTTTGTTCACTTGCGACCCAAGATTACAGACGAAATTCCTGGCGAAAAAATTCACTTCACTTGCGAATTCTCCATTGGAACTGCCAAGGAAGATGCCATGTATAATGTTGTTGGGACGTGTGCATATGGTTATACGCAAGATCCAGAAAAGGTGGAAAAGGAGCTTGCAAAACGTGTTCAGCAATGGAGAGATTCTGGGCTTAGTACGGAAAATATTGAGTTTGAGGCAGCAAATTGGCGTTTGCTAGACGGTCTTCGGTTTACACTACCAGATAGTTTTGATTTTACTATTCAAACTGTTGGAGTTTTTACAAACAATGAGCTAATTTCAAAGGCCTGCTCAGTTCTAATTCAAAAGCTACAAAAACTTGACTCACTCATTGATACTGATGAATTACAGATTGAACCGTCAAAAAATACCATGAACAATTCTTATGACATTATCCTGGTAAATGAAGATTATACTATTGGGAAAGTTTTAGAGTACATGCTTTATTCCAAGTTTTATGAGGGAGCAAAAACTCTTACATTTTGCGGTTTTAAAAAAATGCATCCACATGATAATGACAGCATTGTTCGGGTTGCTTTCCATGATCCAACTGATAAAGAAGGAATTAAAATTAATTTGAAAACATGCATTGGAGATGCTATTATAGTATTTAAGAAAATTGCAGACAGTTTCAAGTAGACGAGGTTTATATTTGGATAATTTATTACAATAATTATAAATTATCTAATGTAAAAATATTTTTTCTTTTTTTATTATTATTTTACCACCCATAATTTTCTTCAATAAGTGCCCCTTTTTTTGTTGCAGTAATATTATTATTTTTACTTTCAAAATAAGTTCCATTTTTTCCGCATTGATCTTCATCAATTCTACACAATTCTGCAAATACATATGTAATTTCTCCCGATACAATATCTTTTCTTCCAAATTTGTCACATCTGCCAAGATTATAACTAAATTCATTTACATCATAAGGTTTAAAATGAAGACAATCTTTGCACACAGGTAATTCAGAATTCTTAATAAAACTATTTTTAATTGGTGATAAAATTGCAGTTGCGTATAAAATGCGAATCCAATTAAACATTTTTAAATAATTATTTTAAAATTTTTAAATAGGTTTTTTACTAATATAGTTTTTCCAGTTGACTTTATACTACACTTCATCATGTTCAGTCTTTATAATATCTATATTTCTCTTTCTCATATTATAATTCATCGCAAACATCTGTTGCGAAGGGTGAAGGTCATTTACATAACCACGCACAACAGTGTTTGTAACATACAATCCATTATTTTTTAATTGATTCTTATAAATTTCATGAATCTTAAACATGTGGGGTCTAAAATGACCAGGAAATTCTTTTAATGGATTTTCTTTCTTAATATAGCATGCAAGATAATTTTGAAAAAGACTTTCTGTAAAAAAATGCAATTGATCTCTTACAGCAGAAAATTCTCTCTTATACTCAGGATAGTAGTTTAAAAATGATGAAAGCTTACCATTTTTGCGCAATTGCAAATATTGGTATTGTACTTTTGGTTGATTTCCTCTCAAGTTTCTAATTTCTTCGTAAATAGGATTTCTTATCTTGCATCTATCTTGCGTCAACTTACTCTTTAAAATTACACCCAAAATGTCATAAGATGTGTTTGGCGAAGCATATTTTTCAATTAAATCTGTATATGTTGACCAATCAGTATAAACTTTTGGAAACTTGATTGTTGTTTGATTCCACGCTCCATATGCTTTTACTGTTTCCATGTCTATACTTGAAACTTGAATAGTTTCATCAATATAAATAATCTCATAAACTGCAACCAAATAAAGTTGTGGATTTTTAAAGGGTATGACAATTCTATTGTCGGGATGTTGCAAAACAAAACTATAACAAAACTTTTTGTTCAATATATCTAGTACTAGACCATTTTCCTTGACTGCCTCTAAAAACATTTGCTTAAAAGTTTTACTATTTTTTGTTTTATAAAAAGATACTTCCGCGCCAACAGCTGAACGAGTTGCTATCTCCCAACCACCATTTATTCCAATTGCTCCATCCCAAAAAATATTAATCATTGTACCCTCCACAAACTCTTCGGCGATAATTGTATTTGTCTCAGCTCCATCTAGCTTAGGATTAGGATTAGGATATGCTCTCATAAAAATATCGCATGGCATTGATTTAGGTGGAGCAAAGCAGACCACCTCATTTTTATTATTTACAATAACAGATCGCAATAAACCATATGTAGGAATTAAATCATTGCTTAAAAAATTCTTGTCATACCTAAAAACGCGATATTTTTGATTGTTTTTAGTGAAAGATTCTCTCACATTTATTTTCAAAGAATCTGCAATTTGCAAAGTTTTTTCATCATTTTTAAGTAAATCAATAAAATGAGGCACACCTGATAACAAATATACCGACATTAATGTTACAATAGTAATAGTATATATTTGTCTTTAAACCTTTGAGCTTTAATTATTAATGAATTGTACTTTAATATAAAAATTTCTGTATAAAATATAGGATAATGTCATTAAATTTATCTGTAAAAGAAACAACATCTAAAAAAGAAACAACTGAGGAAAAACCAGAACTTGTTCTAATGGATGGTTCAAATGACAATGATGAAGACGAAGAAGAACCTAATGTAAAACCTGCAAATAGTATAGAAAGTATAGCAACAGAGACTAATGTAGGAAATACTTCAACAGAACCAAATGCTCAAACTACATCTGTAGTTAAAGCAGGGGAAACAGTTATTGATGGGTCTTCTATTAAAGCTTCAGCTTCGGCTATTCCTGAGAAAAAATCTACTCCTGAATCAAGTAATATGTCATTACAATTGGGGGATGTTATTAGAATTAAAGATCCAACAAATGAAATACTTAATAACAATATTTTTATTATTGACTACATTGATGAAACAAAAATAAAATTAATTGGCGAAAAAGATTTGAATGAAGTTCAACTTAGAATTAATCCAGATGGAACAATTTCTAATGGTACAATTGAAACAATTACACTTCTTAGTCGTAGTGAATACCCTGGATTTGCTAGACAAAATGGCCTTCTTCCAGGAACATGGATTAACATATATTTTGGCGGAGATATTCCAACAGTTTTAACAGGCGAAATTACTAATTTGGAAGAAGATATGATTGAAATTAGTTTATATCCAGAGAGTACAATTATTTATTTGAACTTTGCGTGCAAGGGTATTCCTGAAAATCTCCCCATTGAAAATATTGAAATTCGCCAAGCGCCAGAAGCAGAAAAACTTAAACAAACTCAAATATCGGGTCAGTTGACAGAAGGAGAATATGAAGGGGAGAGCGATTTGGAGGGAGAAAGAAGAGAAACCGGCTTACCAACTCTCAATTTGTCAGAGGAAGAAATGGAAGCACAGGATCAAGAACAAGTTTTCTTTGTACCATCAAAAAAAATAAAGCAAGGTCTGCGCCAAATTATTTTAAATGCAGACCAAATTAAATTTGGTCCAGATCTTGGAAAAATTACGCAAATTATTACTTTAGAAAAGGGCACTGAACGTTTTAGTCTTGAAATGCAGACAAATGATATTCTTGACCAAATGTTATCCACTATACCAAATAGCCAGCGCACTTTACGAGTTCTTAATAACATTCATACAATGATTGATCGGTTTATCCAGCTTCGCGAGAGATTTTCGCAGATTGATCAATATGGAAATGTAGAAGGCCTCTTATTAAAAGGTGCCAATTACAAGCCCTTGTGCGAACAACTTTCTCAAATGAAAAATAACCTGCTTTGGGTTGTTTTTGTTGCAAAAAATATTAAAAAAGTCTACAATGCAAGTTTAAATGAGAGCATTGACTACCAGGATGTTATCAAGTTTGACATCGCAGATGATGTAAAAATTATGGAACAATCCATTGACATGTACAAGGCAAATTCTTTCCCTGATGAACAGAACAAATATGTGGAACTCATGCATGCATTAAATCCTCATTTTATACCCTTTGAAGAACCAAATCGCGAATCGTTGACAGATGTAATCTATGAGAATTTTGTTCAAAGTAACATTAATGCAATTATAGACAACTTGGATGATTTTCAATCCTCCATCGTCAATGAAGATGTTATTAAAACAAAAAAATATGTTGTTCAAATGTATAACTTGGGTGAAACGCATTTGCATGCTACTCAATTCACTGGCGCTAAAATGAATGCAAAAATAGTAAAATTAACGGATCCAGATATTCTTTCTTTAAGATCCATTATGACTCTACCTGAGCCCACAGTGCGCTTTTCTCGCATTAATTTGCCCAGTACAGACATCTTAAGCAAGGCGAATTTGAACACAACTTTCTTGGATTATTGGCAGCTTCTTAAAAATAAAACAAAGGTTGATAATGTTCTTGTAGATACATTTAAAGAAGATTTACCAGATGATGTCTATGATACCTACTTTGACAATATTAAAAACTTTGCTCTTTCTTTAAATGAGGAAGAAAAGGGCACACCATCATTGCAAACTTTTAAGAAATACTTGAACATAATTATACCCAAGACAAGAGTATTGTTTAAAATTATTAGAAAATATATTACTGGCAAGGTCTCCATGGTAGAAATTATTAATTACATGGAGCCATTTCTTGTTTATACTGATGACTTGAGCTTTATGCAATATGTTGATATTAATCAATTTATAGATCAATCCATCTCAACATTCAATAAAAAATTCATTGAAAATCGCCGCATTTTTACTACAATCAAGACTATCCTTGACGGGAGAACTACCGATATTACCAGAGTCAACTCGCGTATTATGGAAGGCACTATCCGCCAATTGACTGAAAAAGCGCCCCAAGTTTGGGAGGCATACGGCGTTGGTCGTGAACCAATGACAAATGCAGAGGTAATTAGAAGAATAACTCTTGCTGATTGTGGAAATTTGTACAACACTGCAGTTGCAATGTTAAATCTTCCTCTAATGTTTCCCGATAGTTTATCACCTATTTTTAATCAGGACAAGCAGGCTTTAGACTCAAAAGAAAGTGCTGCAGCAGATGCAAACAAATGCACCAGTTATGTTATTGCCAAAAAATACACACTTGAAAAGGATCTAGAAGCTGACAATGGACGCGACATATACTTTGATAAGGAATATGATAATACTCCTTATGGTATTATGGATGATTTTGCAAAGGATCAATCTAGGATGCCTCCAGATGAGTTTATTGCATATTTAAATGAAAAGTTAGAATCCAAATACAAGTACAATGAGGCTGATGCAGAATATATTACCGAATCCCTCTTTAATGGGATTAAACAGGTTCGCGACGGTCAATATGCAATAATATACAATACTTCAAGCGATCAAATAGATTATTATGTTCGCAGAGGAAATGCCTGGGTACTAGATGCTGGATTTGACAGATCACTTGAAGGAAATGATTCTGGTATTCTTTGCGATCTCCAACCGGACTGTCTCTTTGTACCAAAAACTCAAGATGGTAAATGCGAAGATAGTAAGATGAATAAGGCTAGTTTGGCCAGCAACGCATTGAAACAAATCATGAACGAGTTTGATGAAAACTATGCAACATCCAAGCAGGAGTTAACAGACAAGATAGGAAATTATTTTGCATATTACACATATGTATTCCCAAAATTGGATGAGCTTGCACAATACAATTTCTTAAAATACAATGATCAAAAGTTCAAAATTGGAATGCAATTACAAGATGAACCAGCAGTTGTCTTATCACCCTATTCAAAGCTGCGCGACATTATTCTTGGACAAACAGACTTTGTTAAACGTCAAAATGATATTATTCGTTTCTGTATTTCATTCAGTCGTGAAGCAATTGAAGGACAAATGGACATAAATGAAGCCGTTGAGGAAACAATTCATTGGCGCTATTGCATTAAAACGGGAGTTAAGCTTATTCCCACATTTTTATACACTCTTGCTAGCGCATTTGTTCAAGATTACTCTGGTTATGATGTTGTGATGAATCGCGTAATTGATCAAATAGGAAAAGCCAGCGACGATGGTGATAAAATTGTGGATAGATATAGTGGTTATACCATTTGCAACAGGGCTTTAAGTAATGAAGAAGGATTTGATAATGGATTCCGTGTGCAAACTCGCGAAATATTAGAGAAAGACGCAGGAGATGCACTTTTAACAAGCTCTCAAGAAAAAAAACCCATCAAGTTTTCTTCCCCCGAAGCAAAAATGGTATCCAATATTGTTGACGTTCTTTCAGTTAATATGGGTATCAACTTGGCCGATCAAATGGAGTTTATAGTTCGCACTGTTACAAATACACTTCCTACTATTTTACCAAAGGAAGAAGATTACAAAAAGGATATGGTAGAACTGGAGAAAAAGGGCAAGAAGGTAGTACCATATGAGGATGTATACCATTCAACAATTCTTTACGTAACCCTTGGTATGTTTCTAATTGCTATACAAACAAATATGCCATCTATTAAAACGCGCAAAACCTATCCTGGATGCGTAAAATCTCTTGATGGATTCCCAATAGAAGGTGCCGGAGACTACTCTTCCGTGAAATATTTGGCATGTGTTGCTTATAAAACCCGCAGCTCTGTTAAACCATGGAATGTTATCATGAAGACAAAGGAAGACGTTATTGCAGCAAAAATACAGGGATTTATTGAGAATTATTTAATAACAAATCCTGAAATAACACGCAAATTTAGAGAAAAGGAAGCCTATTTACTTATTCATGGTGGAAAAGAGATTCCTGAGGAATACAGCATTGACTTGTGGACAAACTTTCTTCCTCCACTTATACCCTTTAAAATAGCTGGTCTTGCATCTATTTCACAAGAATTTGCAGAAGGATTATTAGCCGATTTACAAAGAGGATCGCCCGCACAAACGCAAAAAATTGCAGTAATTCAGTCCAAGATTATCCAGTTTTCTCTTGCTTTTCAAGAGATTATTACAAAAATTATTGAAAAGAAGAATGCTCTTCTTGCAAACTCTGCAAACGAACCTTTCTTGGAAAATGCTTGTTGCAATGAAACAGGCTTTTCATCAACATTTGATTATTTTAATGCAGCTAACAAAGATGTCTCTATTTACAATGATACTGTGCAGAACTTGTCAAATATTTTGCGCGATATTAACTTGCTAACAAAAGCCGCACTGTTTTTCAGTCGCGAAGACACCAAGTTGCTCTACCCTCCTCTCAGTCAGGATTTTAATGAAGAAACTATTTACCGCGCATTTATTATTTATTGCAAATTTAACACTCTTGCGCCTATTCCAGAAGAGTTGCTTCCTATGTGCACAGAAAAACCCGATTTTTTCATGGCAACCGATTCTATTATAGAAAAAATTAGAAAGTTGAAAAATGATGGACGCAATTATAGCCTAGAGGCATTTTTGCGTTTATTCCAAATTGTCTCTAGAAACAATATTGTAAATGTTAACATGTATTCACAAACAACAACAATTATTCAAAAAATGCGCGACCTGTTTGAGAAATTTGATGACGATGATGAGCAAGTTGTTCCACCCGCTTTGCGCGACCACATTGAAGCAAATCTTGATACTTTTGATGTTGGGCTTACTGAAGATCCACCAGAGATGAGAGAGTTTAAAAACTATCTCGGCAGAACCAATAGGGACATGAAAAGAGAATTACTAGAGTTTATTAAAAAGAATGCTACTATTACAAAGGGAACCCTTGCAAAAACTGATCAATTTTTAACAGATTTGATGTCATGGGGCAGTTCACAAGATGCACCAGTTCGCAATTTAAATATGAAAATTGCAGATGATTCCATGTATGAATCCATCAATTTTGTTAAGATGTACATCTTTAACATGATAAAAGTGTTCCCAAATATTATTCTTAACCAAATCAACTATGATGAAATTGTCCTACCAAAATACTGGAATTTGTCTCCATCCCATTATAATGATGTTAAAAAGAGCATAAACGAGTATTACAAATCTTTAAGACAGTTTTATGGAAACAAAGCATTAACAAACCTGTTGACCGAGGTTCAAAGCCAACTAGAAAATATGCTTCTTTTGGCAAAATTTACGCCAGCCATGTCAAACATTAGTTATGGAGGTGAGGAAAACCATGCAATCTTCAATAAGCAAATTAGTATGGGTCTATTTGAACACTATATTTTGGAAGTATTCTTAAAATACATTAGCTTAACTGATGACGAATCTATATTGGAAATTGAATCTGTCAAGCGTGTTAGTGATGATATTTTTGGTGATGATAGTGATGATGAGGAGGAAAGAGAAAGGCAGGCTGACGATGAATTTGACGTAAGAAATCCTGAATCATTTAGACAACAAACTGAAGGATATCGTTCTGCACTTAAAAAATTAACAGCAAGGCTGCTCGTGGAATTTATAAATATCATGATGGATCACAAGAGCATGGCAAACAATAGTTATGAATATATCATGGACAGAGTTTTCAAGTTGAGGGAAAAGGAAAAGGATACATTTACTGATCGTTTACAGAATTTGACGGATGAGGAAAGAGATGCCGATACAATTCTCAAGATTAATAAACTTGGTGTTTGGAGCAAAGGTCTGCAAAAAGGATTAACAAAATATGTAAAGGAAGACTATGATGACGAAAAGCAGCTTATGGAAAAGTTGGTCGAAGCCGAAAGAGCTGTTGCAAAAAATAAGAATGTTGTTGATCAAAATATGGAACAATATATGGAAGACTTTTTAGAAGAAGAAGGCGAAGCCGCTGCAATTGAAGAGGAGGAATACGATATGAGACGCATGACAGAAGATTATATGGACGGAGATTATGATGGCGCAGAGGAAGAAAACTATGGGGAATATGATTAAAACCAGCGAAACAAGACGAATTCAAAAATTTTATTAATTTTGTTTATTATATATATGTTGCGCACATTTATCAGTAAAAACGTCATATTTGTTGCTATAATGATATTCTTGGTTATATTTGGAATTGTGCATGTTACGCGTGCAAGTTTCCTTTATAATCAAGATGGAAGCATTCGCCAATTTGGTGTGGGTTATAGAAATAAAACGATCATGCCGATCTGGCTATTTTCCATCATTTTAGGAATTTTTTCTTATTTAGTTGTTTTATTTTACTTGAGGTATCCAACATTGTTTTAGCCTATAAAAATAAATATTTTATTTATTGAATATATTTGTTATTCAATAAATATCAGTTATAACAGATCAAATCTCAAATCTCAAATTTTTATTTACGTTACCTTGTAAACAACAGAATTATTCAATTCATTCTGCTTATTTGTTTCTTCCTGTTGTTGTAAGTAGTCATCGTGTGCAGCCTTCATTTGTTGCACATCTTTAACGCATCCACGAGTAGCCAAATTATAGGAAACAATAGATGTTAATAGAATAGCTGTATAAATGTACCACATGGATTCTCCAATATTATCACGTAGAACAACAAGATCTAACAGTTTATTTTTTGCAGTGTCGTAATCAAAATCTCCGGTCATCTGTTTATTCACAAAATCTGGAACCATTAGCGGCTCCAACAATGTCCATATACTTTCAAAATTGCCTGGAACCATTTGGTTAATTAAAATACCCTTATTGCCAACTAATTTCATTATAGCTTGTGCAGCCACTTTCAACTCCTTCTTTTCTCCATCACTTGAAGTTTCATCAATTTTATCACTTAAATCACCATTTTCTAAAATAACATTTAATATATTATTTGCTCCATTTGCAACCACAAAATATCCAACAACATCGCTAAAAGCGCTCTTTAATCCAGGAAACATGATTAAAACGGCAATCATTATGCCAAATATTAAAATCCAAGGAATAAAGGTTAATAATGCGGCAACGCCAATATTTTTGCTAGCACTTCCACCACATTTATTTATAATGTAAATTGAGTTAAAGAAAAATTGGAAGAAGATGACAAAAAGGAAATAAACCATTAATCTAGGCATATTTTGTAAAGTATAAAATATCTGGAATTCATCTTTGTGTTCTTCCAACATTTGACTTGTAACTTTTAATTTTCCAACAGTTGGAAATGCAAAATATACTATTGTAAGAACTATAAAACTAATTAATGTTAAATAAGAAGTATCCATATAGATATTGTGTATAATTTATTTTGTAATTATAACAGTATTTATTAAGTAGCTAACAATTGGAATGTCTTCATTTGATAATCTTACTAAACCTAGTTTAACAGAACCTGGTGTAAAATATTTTTTAAGAGAAACGCTAAAACAATGTAAGGAGTTTAAAATAAACCACAATAATATTGTTTTTAATCTAAGTCTTCTTGGAGGATTTGCATTTGTTTTAGCACTAATATTACTTTACAAATACAAGGGAAAACTCACGCCTGCAGAAAAGCGCCAGAAAAATCTGGAAAAACATCAATACATACTGTCAAAAATAAAGAATTTCCAAGAAGCAAAAAAACGGGCTAGTCAAGAATTAATTACTGGATTGCCTATTTATGAGAATGAACATGTTTCTTATTAGGATAATATTTGATAATTTAGAAAAAGAAATGCAAACGGTGTAAAAAATAAATATCTAAATATATTAGTAATTATGGATGAATTATTCGATGATGAAAATGTGAATGAAAGAATTGGTGAAGATATAGATTATGAAGAATCAAATGCAAAGGTTAAAAAACCTAACATGAGTGAAGATGCAACCAAACTAGCTTATCGCGAAGCACTCAATTCATTTTACAGATATAAAAATTCTTATGAAGATGCTTATAATAAAATGAAAAACAAGATTATTAATAACACTGAACTTAGTTGGAAAGAAAGACGCATTGAGTTTCAAAAACTAAAACCAAAATGTATAAACTGTAAACGCCCTGTTGGTAGTATTTTTACAATTAAACAGAATCGTGAAACCTTGATTCGCGATTTACATGCCATGTGTGGCGATCGTCAAGATCCGTGTCGTTTCAGTATTCAAATTGCAGTTCCATATACAACTACATATGTAGAAACGTTAAAAATTGATCGTGATGATATTAATGCATACAAGAATGAAATTATCAAATACAAAAATGATATGATCTTTGGTTATTTACCAGCAGAAAGAGCAGTCATTGTTTTTGAGCAAATTCGTGAAGATTTAACAAGCGCCGTTAAACGCTATGAAGGATCATTAGAATTTTACTTGGATAAAACTAATAGTCGTGAAAAACGAGATCATTTGCGCCAATTGACAGCCGACCTATATATTAATATTAATGACTTAAAGACACTTATGAATGAGTTTGACAGGAGTGGAAATGTCCAGTTTGCTCAACAAGCTGTTGCCATTTATATTAATGATATTTTGCCCAAAGTTGAGAGTATTAGAGAAGAAAAATATGCTTATTCAGCGGTTGAATATGACAGTGACGATGACACTTATCATTTGGTGCAGAAAAAAATGACAATTGAACAGCAACAGGATAATCTTTTATCTGATCGCGAGGAGGTTGTCAAACACTTTACTGTCGGCGTTGGTAAGAATCTAAAGATGCGCAAGAGCAGAAGGAAGACGGCCTTGTCTTTAGGTGAAGAAGAGGAGGCCTTAAGAAAAAGAAGGCGCATGACTGCAAAAAATAGAGGTGCTACAGAATTTGTTTTAGAGGAAGAAGAACCAGAACCAGCAGCACCAGTTGTAAAAACTTTTGAACAAGAATTGGCTGAATTTGGAACGCCTACACAAATAATGAATGCTAGTACTGCTGGAAATAAAAAACTCAAGATTGAAATGGTAAAAGGACAATTATATACAAAGGATCCTGCAACAGGAGAATTTTACATTGTAGAAGCAGGAAGATAAAAGCATCTTACAATGAATGTTATATATTTATTTATTGTATAAATATATAATACATCACACATGTTAGCAAAATACATTTCTTTTCCTGTTTTTTTGATTAGTTTAGCCATCGGTCTCTTCTTTGTCTATATTTTAGGACCAGATATGAAAATTGTCCATTTATATCCAAATCCCGACAATATTGGCAATATTCAATATAAAGACAAAGCAGATCAGTGTTTTTCCTATAGTTCAACTGAGGTTGCATGTCCTGTAGATTTATCAAAAATTAAAATTGCTCCTATACAGGCGACAACTTGATCATTATAAAATAAAAAAATGGTATATTATATCGTCTTATAATATATTACATGCATCTTTCAAAACTTGTTCATAGCCAAACTGGAAAATATGTTATGTCTGTATTATTAGGTCTAGGTTTGGCAACTTTATTTAGAACCGTCTGTAAAGATAAAAATTGCATTATTTATCAGGCACCCCCATGGAATGAAATTGATGGTCAAATTTACAAGTATGATGGAAAATGTTACAAGTATAATGCAGAGCCCACACAATGCAACAAAAATAAACAAATTGTTGATTTTGCATAGACTGAAAATCTTGCGTAAATTTTAATAAGCAATCATTCTTTAGTAAATTATATGAGCTCAGACACAACAAATATTCATGATCTTCCTTTGGATCCCGCCGGAGGGGGAAATAATAGCGTCGCATTTTCTGCAAACGAGATGCCAGTGCAAATGCACGCACAAGGGCAAGGACAGGTACATAGTCAAAATAGTATGACTCTCGATCAAAATACAATCAACCAAATTATTAGTGGCATACAACAAGCTGGCGGAGTTACTCAATTACCCAGTCGTGACATCCCTATGAACATGGAGTCTTTAACACAAGATCCAAATATTCAACCTAATTACATTCCTCCTTCTGCTAATCAAGATTATATATCTAATCATCCAGAAAATAATGAAATTATTGATGAATATTATAATAATTCTAAACGCGTGGGAACACTTGATGAAATATACGATCAACTGCAGACACCTCTTCTTTTAGCCGTATTATATTTCCTTTTTCAATTACCAGTTATTAAAAAGGCCCTCTTCAAATATTTGCCATTCCTATTTTCAGCCGACGGTAATTCTAATATTCAAGGATTGCTTTTTATGAGCATTTCGTATGGTCTATTTTATTACATTACATCAAAGATTATGGTAAATTTTAATCAGTTCTAAACAAGTTATAAAAACAGATTTAGATACTATTTGCCATTACTATTTATTGTGTGAAAAAATGGATGAAGCTTCTAAACCAATACCAATGCCAAGAGATGTCATGCTCGTGGCTTACGCAATATCTCAAAATTTGCCTCCTGAAAAAACTGAATTCAAGAATGATATTTTAACGTTTATTAAGAATGATCTTGTCTATCGCTCACCCGAGATGAGAATTCATCCTTCCGTATGGCTTATTTTTGAAACTTCCATTATGAAGAAGAATATACCTATTCCTATGGAACCATGGGAACATAAAATTGTAGACATATTTATAGGAAAAACTCCTCTTGATGAAGCTTTATCAATGACAAAATAAAATATAATTCAATGATTATGGTATATTTACTTGTTTTACAAATAGATATACAAAATATATAAACAAATGGAGTTATATACTTTAATAGTAAACTTATATGAGTGAAATAGTTTCAAATATTTATGCGAGTTTAACGCAAATTGTCAGGTTAAATATACACGATAAAATAAAAACTGGCAATGTTTTTTTTGATACTATTGTTGGCACCACTTTATTAGCTGTTGTAACATATTTTATTAATATGGGATATGCAAAAATAACAGACGAAAATGGCTGTTTCCTTTTATCATCCTATTTTGCAAAGGACTACATTTTTTCCTTTTTTTACAAAAAGAATATGATAACATATGAGGGCAAAAAAACGTTTACTATTTCACAATATGACTGTGTTGGCGCTTCATCCTCTGATTTTTCAAACAGATTTAATGCAATATGGGAATATATTATTGATAATATTGAGACAAACCCATCAGTATATGAAATTAAAGAATTTTACTCTTTTAAAAATGAATATACCAATAGATTTAAACAATGCGATGACAAGGATTACAAAAACGACATGTTTATTGTTTCCCAGAAAATGAGATTTCTATTTAATAAACCTCTTGATATATACGCATACGCTTACACCTATGCAGAAAATTTGGGCGATAAGGAGGAAAAAAGCAAAACAAAGACAGAAAAACTTGTAGTAGAACTTTTCTCATACAAATCGTCTATAAAACAGATTAAAAATTTTGTAAATGATCTAGAAGTAAAATACACGGAAAGAATTGAAAATGCTCGTAGAAATAAGCAATTCGCGTATACACTCGTTAAAACAAAGTATGAGGATTCCAAATATGAATGCTGGGACGAGACTCCATTTTCCAGCACAAGAACATTTGGAAATCTTTTTTTTGAAGGAAAAAAAGAGTTATTAGATCAAATTAATTTTTTTATTGAAAACAAAAAATGGTATTATGAAATGGGAAATCCTTATTCACTCGGTATTGGTCTTAGTGGTCCTCCAGGTACAGGAAAAACTTCTGTAATGAAGGCTATTGCCAATATGTTTCCAGATAGACAGATTATTGAAATCTCATTCAAGCTCATTAAAACCAAACGCCAACTACAATCATTCTTTTTTGAAGATACGTATAGTCGTAATAACAAACAGGGAACTATTGGGTTTGATAAAAAAATTATTATTTTTGATGAGATTGATTGTAATGATATTTTTTTAAAGAGAGATGAAAAACGAAAGTTGTTTAAAAATAATAAAAATGATAAAGATTCAACGGGTAAAAAAAGCAAAAGATTAAATTTGCAAACACTATCTCCAGACACAATGGTTAATGTCGGGGATGTAGTGCAAACGCTCATTGATGAAAATGAAAAAGACACACAAAAATTGGCGTCTATTATGAAACCAACCGATGAAGAACCGTTAACACTTGATGATATATTGACTGCATTTGATGGAATTAGAGAAACTCCTGGAAGAATTATCATTATTGCCAGCAATTATTATGATGATTTAGATCCCGCTCTAATTCGCCCTGGCCGTATTGATATCACAATTACGCTAGGCGAAGCATCTCACCAAACTATTCGTGATATGTACCAACACATGTTTAAAAGTCCAATTGATGAAAAACGATTGAAAAAAGTAAAGGCGAATTTTTATACTCCCGCAGAAATCAGCAATATTTATTTCAAATGCGGCAATAACTCAGATAAATTCATGGAACGACTTTTGAAAAATGAAAAAATATAATATGACATATATGTTGAGTTATATACATACAAAAATTATATGTATATAACACAAACATGGACCAAAAACAATTTGAATACTATATAAGTAAACTATGCATTAATTTACCACAAGATTTTAAAAAGCACAAGAATATGGGGAAGCCAATGCATATTGATGTCATTTTTGAAGGCGGACTTTTTAATGGCGGATATATTCTTGGTGTAGCACTTTTTTTAAAATATCTAGAAAAAAAAGCATATATTGTTGTAGATCGCATATCAGGAACAAGTATTGGCGCCATAATAGGCCTTTTATATTTAACTGATGCACTTGATCTTGCAATAGATGTATATCCAGAAATTCATCGTCACTTTAAAAAACAAATGACTATTGAAAATTTTGATGCAATCATGAATTTAATTAAAAGTCGTACTACCGAAATATCTTTCAAAAAACTATTTAAGCAACTTATACAGTCACGACTTTTTATAACATATCATGATGTAAAAACGTGGCGTCATGTTACGAGATCTAATTATAAGAATATGGATGATATTATTGAAACCATTAAAAAATCTAGTTTTATACCCTATGTTACATATGATTCACATTTATACAAGGGAAGATATATTGATGGCTTATACCCATACATTTTTCAACCAATTTGCAAGAATGAAACAAAAAAAATACTTTATGTAAATGTCCACGCATTTGATAAATGTTGTGATATGTTTTCTATTAAAAATGAAAAAACTAATAGTCATCGCATTTTTGGCGGAATTCTAGATTTTCACCTTTTTATAATTAAACAAAAAAAGACAAATATGTGCAGCTACATAAATGATTGGTCTAGTTATGATAAATGCACCGCTGGTTTATTTTTAATATTTTGGCGCGCATTATTTTATATTATATGTATTCTATATTTCATATATCATTTAATATATAAAATACTTGGTCAATTTATTAAAAAAACAGACGCCAAATTAATACTTGATTATATGTTAAAAATTATTTGCATATTTCAAAAAAATATTCTAAAATGTGTTTCCACTATTTAATATCAGTTTAAAATTTAATAAAACCAAACAAGGTTCTTTTTCCTTTTGTTTTTTTCTCTGTTTTATTTTTGTTTTTCCCCTTTCCTTTAAATTTTTCATTTAAAGTATTTACTGTCTTGTTGTTTTTTATTTTTTTTACCATTTTTTTTGTCTTGTTTTTGATATTTTTTGCAGCCTTTTTAAAAAAATGAACAATCTTGTTTTGAATTTTGCCTTCTTCCTTCAAATCTTTTTCTATGAGTTTTAGTTCCTTTTCTTCAGCTGATGCGCGCTCTTCTCGCGTCATATTTTTTCTACTAGCAATATCACTTGGCCTATATCTCAAAAACCATTCATCAAATTCACGTGTTCCCCTTTTTGAACGCAGTTCCCTAAATTTATCTGATTTTTCTGCACGTATTTCTTCCACTGATACTTGATGACCTATGCAATTAATACTGAATCTTTTAAGCAACCCCTTTTGAGCTAATCTGTTTTTCTCTTGTACCTCAAATAAATAATGTGACATACATAAAATGCGATCCTTATTTGCCAAGTATTCACGATTTGCGTACAAAAATGCCAAGTAAAAACTCAACATGGTATCAATTGTGGCAATTTTGATATCATTTTCATCCTGTTTAACAATATTATAACTATGACATGCCATTGGCTGATAAATAATAAGAACTGTATCCTCGCCGACTTTTACTTCATAATGAGTTGATAAAATCTCGCCAAGTGCAGGACGTTTTACAACTTTTACACCTTTTACCTTGTTATCAGTCAACTTTTCTTTAACAATTTCAGCAGTTTTTTCTGGTTCTGTGGATAAAACATCAAAATCTGGTATTTTTTCCAGCCTTTTTTGGAATCCTTTTGGCATATATCTGGAATATAAAGAAATAGCATATCCACCAAAAAAGACAACCCCTTGATCTATTAATGTTTGTTTTACAGTGTCATATATTAGCTCCCCATTCTCTTTATTTTCCATCTTCCTTTGAAAATCTTTATAACTGCATTCTTTGCTTGTTAAAGGATAATTTTTATTTAACAATGTCAAACGTTTGAGTACTTTTTCCCAACGACTTACATCCCCTGCTGGTCTAGACAACTCTAGATACATCAACATACGTAGAAAGTTGGGTGGTGCATAATATATCCCTGCTACACGGATTGACTCATCCTTTAAAGTCTTGAATAATTCTTTTGGCATACTTGTAATGTCAGCAACTGGAATAAAGTTTACAAATACTTTAAATGTCCCATAATGCTGACCGGATTTTGCCTCAGCTTCAACAAACCCTGCTTTAACATATTCATCTGTTAAATCTTTTGCATCATCTAGTGCATTTGATGAAAAAAAATCGTAATCAGGAATCTCAAAATCTCTATTGTAAAACTGATCTTGTTTTGGCAAAATATTATTAATAGCCGTTCCACCATAGCAGATTAATCCGCGCTTTTTTATAAACTTTTCAACTATATCTATAATCTGTTTAATTTCAGGTGAATTTACGACTACTTTGCCCTTGTTCATCTCTGCTTTGTCCACAGATGAACGCAAAATAGCCAATTCACATTCATTAAATGACATTGATTTATTACATATTTCTTTCATATAATACTGCAATAAAATTTATTATATGAAAACTTGTATCTTATCCACCTAAATTTATAATTTTATATATTAAAACTATAGTAATCACTTGATACAGTTCTAGTTGCATAAGACACTTCTGGATTTGGCAAGGGAGGCACTTCAACAACAATTGGAATGTATCTTAAATTTTCAGGTTTTAGTGCAAATGCATAACCATATTCATTGAAAAATAGCTCATTCTCTTCTAAATATGTATCAAAGTTTTGATATCGCATTCCTAACATCTGCACTCCAGCTTCGCGCATAACAATTGAACTAGGGTTTGGAGGATCGGCACCTTTATCTGGCATGCCAATTGTCATATTGGTCTTATTATATTCAATCAACTCATTCAAATCAGGAGTATATGCAATATCATAATAATGCAAAGCTCTCATAAAGATAGAATTACTTGTCATGTTAACATATTCATAAAAATCTTTGCATTCCATAAATGACAAATTTGAACGATCTACAATAATAACAATTTTTCCCATAAAATCCAAGAGTTTTCTATTGCCTAAATTCTCCTGATGGTTTTCGTAGCTATATTCTTTGCCCAACAATAATGAATCATACCCTTCAAATAGTTTTGCCAAATTTTGATACATGTTTTGGTTTGTACTCTTTATTCTTAAATGAAAAATGATTGGATCTTTTGGATTAGGTGCGGTGCTGTTAGAAAATGCGTAGTCTCTAACTACTGCCATAATATCTGCAAAATCTATTGAATTGTAGGTTTCCTTAATGTAGTAATTGTCCGTGGTTGATGTTGCTACAACTGGTCTATCATCAATGGAATAGACCTCAAAATCTAAACCTCTAACACCTTGTTTTAAAACATCTTTTAATGCGCACAATGAGACAAAATCGTTCTTATAAGCACCGCCACTGCAGCAATTATATGCAGTTTTTATATAATATTCATTAAATTTAAATTGGCATCTCTTATCTGTGTAATTTAATGAACGAATATTTCCATTTAATGTCCCGTAAATATTGTCCAAAAATGAACAATTTGTATATTGAAGAGAGCGTATGTAAAGAAAGTAGACAATACATAAAATGATAATTACAATAGTTATAACAGATAATATTAGCACCGCCGTTGTTTCCTGGAATTTTTGCACTCTTTTTAATGCTTGCATTGGATTTGAAAGCGCATCATATGCAGCAGTGGCACCCTTTTTAATCATATCTGCTCCTCGTTGAAAAATACTTTGTTTTTGTTTTTCTTCTGAAGTTGCATCGCTCATATCTAATATCTAATATATGACAACAAATTTTAAAATTAATATTGTTTTATTAACAGTTAAATAATATTTTGTATATATATCAAAAATGCCAGGTGGATTATTAAATCTTGTATCACAAGGCCAACAAAATATTATTCTAAATGGTAATCCCTCAAAGACTTTTTTTAAATCTACATATGCAAAATATACCAACTTTGGTTTACAAAAATTTAGAGTTGATTTTGAAGGAGCAAAAACATTGCGTTTATCAGAGGAATCTACTTTTACCTTTAAAATACCTAGATATGCCGATCTCTTAATGGATACATATGTTTCTGTTTCTATTCCTCAAATTTGGAGCCCAATAATGCCTCCCGGAGATCCTAGTCAATATGTATGTATTGATTCCAATTTTATTCCTGAATGGGTTCCATATGAATTCAGGTGGATTGAAAATTTAGGTGCACAAATGATCTCAAAAGTGAGCATTACCTGTGGAAATCAAACATTACAGGAATTCTCTGGTGCTTATATTTTGGCGGCAGTTCAACGAGATTCTAGTAACAGTAAAAAGGATTTGTTTAATAAAATGATTGGAAATGTTCCAGAGTTGAATGATCCTGGAAATTCTGGAACACGAGTTAATAGCTATCCAAATGCTTATTACACGGAAAATTCATTGGGTGCAGAGCCGTCTATCCGTGGTCGTACTCTATATATTCCATTAAATACATGGTTTGGTCTTAAAAGTCAAATGGCCTTTCCTTTAACATCTCTTCAATACAATGAGCTTCATATTACAATAACATTTAGACCCATAAATGAATTATTCCAAATTCGCGATGTATTTGATCAGTGCAATAATTATCCATACATTGCTCCAAATTTTAATGCATATTACATGCAATTTTATAGATTTTTGCAGCCTCCTCCAGATATTACTCTTGGACCAAATTCTTATCCCGATACAAGATCGCTTTGGAATGCAGATGTTCATTTAGAGTGCACGTACGCATTTTTATCAAATGAAGAGGCTCGTTATTTTGCCGTCAATGAGCAAAAATACTTGATTAAACAGGTTTATGAACGCGTTTTTTATAATGTAACTGGGCCTAATAAGGTGGAATTAGATTCTATTGGAATGGTTTCTAGCTGGATGTTTTATTTTCAAAGAAGTGATGCTAATCTTCGCAATGAGTGGTCTAATTATACAAATTGGCCTTATAGATATTTGCCACATGATTTGGTTCCTGCTTCAACAAATGGATTACTCCAAATAACTAGAATTACTCCTGGAGGTACTACTGAAACTGTAAAAATTGGCCCAGGAGTTAACCCTGATAAAAGATTAACTGGATGGATGATAACGGGCGATTACACGCCAGAAAATGAATCTGATATTCTTGTTAGTATGGGAATATTATTTGATGGATCTTATCGTGAAAATATTCAGCCCGTCGGTATTTATAACTACATTGAAAAATACACTAGAACGGCTGGAAATGCTCCAAATGGATTGTATTGTTATAATTTCTGTTTAAATACATCACCATATGATTTGCAGCCATCAGGTGCAATAAATATGAGCAGATTCAATACAATAGAATTGGAATTTACAACCATGGTTCCCACACTTGATCCACTTGCTCAAAGTCTTACTATTTGCGATCCAGAAACGGGAACTATTATTGGTATTAATAAACCAACTTGGCGCATATATGATTACAACTATAACCTCTATTTATTTGAGGAAAGAATCAACATGATTACATTCGTTGGAGGCAATTGTGGTCTCACATATGCAACATAAGTATATGTCTTACATGCAAAACAATAAGATTACAAAAATTTTAATCTTATTTTTTAAAAATCAGTCATGCAAAGTTTTAATTCCCAAAACCCTTGGCCAAAAGGCGTTTTGGACATTTTAAAAATGTCCAAAATGAAATTCTGAAAATACTTTTGGGAAAAAAAAATAATTTTTCTGTTGGTCAGCGATTAAAAATTCAAAAATTGGAATTTAGAGCATTATGATCACAACCCATTTTTTTGAAAATTTTCAACTTTTTTAAAAAACTACTTAAGGCGATTTTCTTTGTTAACTGTATAGTTAACAATGGAACTCGCAAAAGTCGCACAGAAATTTTGTTGTGAAAAATGTGACTATTCATGCTCACGAAAGAATGATTTCAGTAAACACTGTTTGACAGCAAAACATCTCAAAGTGACTGATTTGGAAACACAGTTAACCGCAAACTCGCAAATTGAAGAGTTTCAGTGTAAAAGTTGTAATAAGCTTTATAAATCCCGAACTGGATTATGGAAACATAATAAAACATGCATTGAACCTAAAAAAATATATAATGAAATACAATTAGAGGTGTCAAATATTGATTCAAAAGTTGATAAAATTATGACGGCAATAGATAAGAAAGATGACCTAATTATAAAACAAGATAACCTAATTGTTAAGCTTTTAGATCAAAATACTCTTCTACAAAATCAAGTAATTGAACTTTGCAAAGAGAAGAATACTGTAATAAATAACACAATTAATACTACAAATAACAACAATTTTAATATTCAGTTTTTCTTGAATGAACAATGTAAAGATGCCGTAAATTTGATTGATTTTATCAATTCTTTGCAATTACAATTACATGATCTTGAAACTACTGGCAAACTTGGATACGTAGAAGGTATTTCCAGGATTTTTATAAATGGTCTTAAACAACTAGAAACCCATAAAAGACCCATCCATTGCAGTGATGCCAAGCGTGAAATTTTTTACGTCAAAGATAAGGATACTTGGGAGCGCGAAAATAAAGAAAAGAATCATTTGAAGAAGGCTATTAAAATGATTACTCACAAGAATTTCAAACAATTGCCTGAATGGGAAAAGAAGAATCCGGATTGTTTTGATTCAAATAGCAAAAAGAATGATGAATATAATTTGCTCATTAATAGGAGCACTGGAAGCTCAACCGAGGAACAAGACGAAAAGAATTACAACAAGATTATTAAAAATGTTGCAAAAGAAGTAGTCATTGAAAAGGTGTAAATATGCAAAAACCCAAATAGTCTTTTTGCATGTTTATAGATACGCATTAGATGCCAAAGGCCCATTATCCGCAAATGCACCAGTTACAGATGGTCTGGTTGGATATGTAGGCAAATATGTGTATTTAGAGGGTTCAGTAGAATATTTGTATGCAATTTCTTCATCCACTATTTTTTCTTCCTCGTTGAATGATTTTAACCACGTGTCTTCGCCATAATACACTTCAGGAACCTTTGAATATTCGCTGGATTTGCCATTTGGTTTTTTAAAAAAGGCTGCCCGAGTACCAATGTCAGTAGTTAATGCACTGTATTTTGGCGTTGCATTATATGTCAAACTACCTGCATCATTTTGACCTCGCACATTAAACTCATATTTTTGAGGCTCATCAATTACAGGTTGGCATCCATAGCAATCCACATCACTAGTACATTGTTCTCTTGTAATAGAGCATTGTGATTGAGGCCCACATTTATTTTTGCAACTAAATGTTGTGGTTAATGGAATATTTACCATGTGGCTTGTTTCAGGTGTATTCTTATCGCGAATAATTTGCGCATTAGCGTCAAAACCTTCTGTAAAATGAATGTAATTATTTTTTATTAAATAATGGAACCAATAGAAAATTCCAAAAATAAGGACAACTGATATTATTGCCAATATAATATTTAGATTTCTATTTTTCATTGTTAATTTTTTCATATAATATATTATACATTTTTATTTTATTTTAGTTTTATAGATGATTTATCTTTACTGATTTATGTAGATTTATAGCAAAATTTTATATCGCTTTAATATAAATGTCAAATGCTTTATCAAATGTATGGTCAAAAATTGTAGGAAATAGTATATTTGGAGGAGGATCATTAACTGCGACGGCTAATCCAAATACAGCTACTACAAATAATGAAGATACTGCAATTGAAGATAAAAAGGCTGAACAAAATTCTACTTCAAAATCTCCTGATTTTGATTCATTTAAAATGGCAGTTGTCAATAACTTCAAGGGCATTATTTATATTATCATTGTTGGTGCAATGGGCGTTTATTTTGCCAAAGTAGCTCAGGCTAATGTGCTTCCAGATAATATTGATTATTCGCCTTATACAGATAAGCCAAGACAAGTGGAATCCGTTCTTATTAATGCAAATGTAGTAAAGAGTGGATCACTTTTTACGAAAAATTCAGAAATATATTGCACAAAAGTAGAATTCCCTGTTGAAGGACCCAAGTCTGTTCAAGAAAAAATGGCAAAATCTTTTATCTTTTCCAAATTTAAAGATGCACAAAACCCTAAAGATAGAGATGGTAATCCAATACAGGCAAATAGTATTACAGATGCATTAAAAAAATACATGAGTGATGTCTTGGTAAATGTTTACCCATATAATTTTATGGTGATAAATACATTATTTGGCGCCATGAATGAGAATTTGAGTGAAGGCGTAATTTATATACTTTTCCCTTTAATATTTGGTACGCTCTTTTTTTCTCTATTTTTCATGTTTAATTTAGTGTTAATTGTTATTAATTTGTTTTTCTATTTGGCTGATTTTTTTCAATATTATGATGGAACTACTTGGGCTAGTCCAGGCGACGATGCCCCAGAAGGTTACAATTGGTGGATAAGATTGGCAATAATGCTTGCATTTGTCTTTTTGGGCCTTGGTCTATGTATCATTGGATTACCCTTAGTAACTATGGTAACTAGTTTGTCTATGGCTCTTTCACTAAAGGCGGATGTTGTAAAGGACGAAAAATTAACTGGCGAGACATTTGGTTTTGTGAGTACGCTTTTATCAAGCATTTTGTACAAGGGGCAACTATTGATGGCTCTATTTTCGTTTGATTTGATTATAGACGCATTTACCAATTTAAATAACAACTACGGAGTTGGCTGCATTATAGCTATTTTATTCTTGTATTTTGTGTCTCCCCTATTTAAACAGTACAATGTTAAACCATCTGAGGATAACAGTATTTCCCAATGCACAACAAATGGAGAAGCGTATGAAAAGGCCGCAGCATACAGCCAAGAAGACGGTGGAAAGATTCTAGAAGCAACATCATTGACATCTAAAACAAAGGATTGGACAAAAAGTAAAGCGTCGTCTGTTAAAAATGCTTTTAGTAAGACATCTTCATCTTCTTCCCCTATAGAGGTAAAGGGGTCCCCTATTTTGTCAAGCCCTTCTTTATCCAAAGATAACTTTGCAGATGCAATGGAAATGAGACCAGTTAATACAATTAAACCAATTGATTCAGCTGGGGAAAGTGAGGTTCCAGGCGCCTATGTAAACTCCATGACTCAATTTGGCGGTAAAAAACTCCCCAAAAGAAAGGGAGTTTCTAAAAAAAATAGACAAACAAATAATTAAACATTCATATCAAAATAAAGTATTTAAAAATGTATAAATACTTTATACAATGAGTAAAAAAAATAAAAATCATAATACCCAAAAACAAGGTCTTCCATTTGTAAGTGTTTGTACACCAACTTTTAATAGACGGCCATTTATACCATCTCTTATAAAATGCTTTCAATCGCAGACATATCCAATGGATAGGATTGAATGGATCATTATAGATGATGGAACAGACAAGATTGAAGATCTAGTTGCACATATATCACAAGTTAAATATTTTAAATATGATGAGCGAATGTATTTGGGGAAGAAGCGCAATACAATGCACGATAAATGCCGTGGAGAAATTATTGTGTATATGGATGATGACGACTATTATCCACCAGAGCGCATTTCACATGCAGTTGAAACATTGTTAAAAAATCCGCAGGCTATGTGCACAGGTTCAAGTGAGATGAATATTTATTTTAAGCATATTCAAACCATGTATCAATTTGGCCCGTATAATAAGACTCATGCCACTGCAGCAACATTTGCATTTAGAAGAGAACTTTTAAGAGACTCAAGATATGATGATTCTATAGCAGTTGCAGAGGAAAAGGCGTTTTTAAAGAACTACACCGTTCCTTTTGTACAACTAGATACTACAAAGACGATTCTTGTATTTTCACACATCCATAACTCTTTTGACAAGAAAATATTATTAGAAACACCAAATAAATTTATCAGTGTTTCGCCCAGATCTGTGGATGATTTTATCCAAGATCCAGAACTGAAAAAATTTTATATGGAGGACATTGACGAGGCTTTGGCAAATTATGAACCTGGTAGACCAGAGCATAAGCCAGAAGTTTTAAAGCAGATCCAAGAGTTAAAGGAAGACAGACAACGAAGAATTGAAGAGATGCAAAAAGATGCACAAAAAGAATTTCAAGAAATGCATACAATATCTCGCAAAGAATATGAAGGCTTAAAACAACATTATGAAAAAATATTGCAAAGCAAAGATACACTGATAAATGAATTATTTAGACAACACAAGGAAATGAAGGCAAAGATTGCAGATTATGAGAAACCTTGCGATAAATAGTCAATTACTCATTAATATATTTTTTGAAAGGACTTAAAGCCCCAGCGCTATAATACAGTATAAACAGCAAGAGCTATTATAATGCCAGAGACAGACTTTTACGCACCAAACTACGATGAGGGGGAATACATTGAGAAGACCTCAAACAAGAGAAAAGCTACTGAGTTTGAGGATATGAAGAAGGAGGATAAGCATTATTACAAGATTCTTCATGCGATAAACCAGATGATTGATGGCAAGTTTCACAAGAAGGTATACATTGAGGCGTATTCTTCTGGTGATACTGGCACCCGTATTCGCGATGCAGTTACAGGCGAATATACAAAGTACCTAGTTGGAAGCACTGACGAGGATCTCTTTTTTAAGACGCGCGATTGCACTGGACTCATGAGTCAAAGGGATGATGCTGGGTCATTTTTTTACCTATCACCAGAGCAGTATGAGCGAGCTCGTTATTGCAGATTGTCTACTGATATTAAGGAGGCATGGAACAAGAAGTACATTGCTGCCATGAGGCGCATGCAATTGGAGGACAATTAAGCAATTGTCAAAATAAACTAATATGCCAACAATATATTTATAAAATATAGCTATTTTTACACCTTTGCGCATTTCACAAGTTTATGAAATGTGCAAAGGTGTAAAAATAAGAATCGCTATATTCAAATACTTATTTATTTTGTAATATATATTTTGATATATTATATATTTACCTCCAAAGATGAGAAAAATTCATGAAAATCTAGAAAATCCCTTTGATAATGCTATTTATATAATAGTTGAGTATTTAGCTCCATATGCACACAAATTTGGTTTTACGCCAAATATGATAACAACTATTTCAAATATATTTGCTATTATTGCAATTTATTATTTAATTAAACATTATTTTGTTGTATCTGGAATATTGTATTTAATTTCTTACATGTTTGATTGCCTTGATGGGTACGTTGCCCGCAAATATAATATGGTGACTATATTTGGGGATTATTATGATCATATTAGCGATGCTGTAAAATTTATAGCTTACTTGGGAACATTATATTTAATTAATTCAAAATTATTGCTTTTATTTTTACCAATTTTAATATATATTGGTTTATTAACATATATGCAAATTGCCTCTCAAGAATTGTATTATGGAAAACAGTCTCATTCACCATCATTAAGCATATTAAATAAATTTGTTGGTAAAATAAATAAAGAAACAGCTGAAGAAAATTTAAAATATTATCGTTATTTTGGATGTGGCACATTTAACTTTTTAGTTGCAATTATTTCAATAGTTTATGGGTGTTTTTATAGAAATTATTAGTATTGCTGCAGCATTATATAGATATAATGACATAGACATAGACATAGATATAATAATGTATAGTATATAATAACCAATGTTTAACAAATTATTTTTATTTAATGCATTCTATTGTTTTTTAATAAAACGTGGCGCATCGTTTAATATGAATGTTGCAAGGCATAAATTTTATAAAAGTACAAGTATTTATTCCCAAGTAGAAGATTCAACTAATGAAAATAATTCCAGTGCACACGAGCAAACAATATCTCAATTTATAACAGATCCTAATAAATTTACAACAAACTTTCCAATTGGTTTTCGTAAGGTTAAGCGTGAAAATGAAGGTTGTGATGAAAGATTTAATATAATTAAAACGCAAGATGAGATGATTGAAGCAGAAGAGTCCATTTACAAATTTAAAAAGATGTTTCAAAAGCAATCACTGTTAAAATATTTAGAGAGCTCAAAGCATGGAACTATGAATAAACTTGCTGTTATTGAAGCAAATAGTAGCTTGTTGAATGATATCAATGGATCTGTTCAACAAATAAACTTGACAGCAGGAGGATTGTTCAAGTTTTGGGACATGGATGAAGACTTTTAACTGTTTATCAATTAAAATATTTCTAAAAATTGAAACAATAATAAAAATGTTAAATACTAATTACACCGCATACCCCAACCATGGCAACCAATGAGCCCGTAGATATTCTAGACTTTATTCCTGTTCTTCTGGAAATTATCCCAGAAGATCAAGAATCCCTTAGAAAAACCTTAATCAAATATAAGGGTGACAAATGGAATCAAGCGCCTGAACTAAGAGTCGGGCTACTTTGGGGAGAAGTAAAAAATATACTTCAAAATCATGTTCTTCCAATTGACGCAGATTGGAAGACAAAACTTGTTGCAAGCTTTAATAGTCAAGGGCGATCATCGTAGAAATACTAACGTAGATCCATCCATAATTTTCCCAGCATATTTTTACCCAGGATACGTATTTTCCCATCTATAATAACTCCTTTTCCCTCCCACAACCTGGTCTTTTCCAGGCGTTCTTCACTGCATCTTAGAGCTGGATGTACCAAGATTTTATTGCAGCTTTTTGCCAAATCATTTCTAACCTCTGGATAGTTTTCCAGTTTCCATGTGCATATTTCTTTTTGAACTTGTATGCTAATGTGATCCCATTGTTGCAATTCTGCATTATTCAATAAAAAGCCTCTTTTTCCTCCCATTTTTTTAGCCTGTGCGCAAGTAATAGATGTTGAAGACGTCTTTAAAAATTTCTGCCCGTAAGCAAGTAGCACATTCTTTCTTTCTTCATCCTCGCATATTTCACCAAGCCGAAAATATTTTTCACCATGAAAGCAATGTTCACCGCTTTCATAAATACGGATAATGCCGTTACAAACTATTGCAACATCATTTTCCCAAAAATTGCTCAAAGTTCTATACTCTTTTTTACCAGAGAAGAAATTTGCAACCCCGTCCTCTAATATCCTTTTTTCAATAGACATCTTTTTGTAATATCTTGTAAATTTATTAAATAGGCTTTCAATTTTTATACAATATCTATTCTCCAATAGAACATTCATCAATTGATACATCATCGTTTCCTTCTGCATCTTCCTTTGTGTATTTTTCTAAATACCTGTAAATCCTATTAATGTCTAATTTAGTAATTTCATAATTTTCAAATAAATTAATAATATCATTATCATCTTCATATTTCTTTCTTAGATCCAAAAAAAAGATGAACAAATCTTTTTTGTCCATACCCAACTGTTGACACAAGTTTTGAATAAAGATGGAGTTGTTGTATTCGGTTGAGTACTTTGTCAATACTTTTGTAAATCTAACCTCGGTAGGATTAAATTTTTGTTTTTTCTTAAATGCATCATGATAAATTTTATTATTATTAAATGTTTTAATCAAAGAACTCATTTCATTAAATTGCCAAATTTGTTTTTGAAAGGTAATTCTATCAATATAATCTGCAAAACACATGTTGTCAAGAATCTTTAAATAAAATGGAATAGACACTTCCTTTTTTGCTTTTCCTATAACATCAATTATATTTTCATGCCACAACAGACCAACAATTGTTCTATCGGTTTCATTCATAATATTTAAATGCACATCCATTGGATAATGATTATTTATTAATTTTTGCGTTATATTCTTTGTATCGTCATTATAAGATTTAGTTTGAAATATGTTTTGTATTATTTCATTTTTTAAAACCGATTGCTTATTATTATAAATTTCATAAATGCTTTTAAGTTTTCTAAGATCGCCCTGAATAAACTGAATAATATTTTCTAATAGACTGTTTTCTTTTTCTATAGTAGGCATAATTTCACGAATAAGTCCCATTATCTGTGGTTTTGTAGGCGTTTTAAGTTCAACAACATTACACACTTTCATAAGTTCCTTGATCTTTTTGTCAATATGATAGTTACCAATGCATATAATTGGATTCAATGTTACTTCTTCAAGACGTTGTTTTTTTGTTTTCTTAGGTCGTATCAACTTAATTAATGTATTGATTCCACCCTTGTCACCATTATTCATTCCATCAATTTCATCCATAACAATGGCAATTTTTTGGACCTTTTTATGAAACAAGCTCATAATGTTTTTATCAGACATGTTGTGTTTTGTAATAGTATCAATAATAGACTTATTTCTAATATCGCCCGCATCATACTTAATCACATCATAATTTAATTGTTTCAAGATTTGAACAACAAATGATGTTTTTCCAGACCCAGGATCTCCATATACATAAATTCCTTTTTTGGTTAAAAAATTGTGTTTGTTTACCTCAAAATTTTCAAGAATTTCTTTTATTTGTTTTTCTTCCTCTTGACGGTTCAAAAATTGGTTGATATTCAATTTGTCCATCTTTTATTAATAACAATATTCTTTTTATGTTGATTTTTACTCAAACCAAGTGTTTTTAATAATTCTTCCACCGCATTTCTGCAATTTGTTGATTCATTTGTAATGCAAAAGTCTTGCAAAAAATATATATAATTTGCAAATACAGTAGAGTTATATCTATATTTTTTAATTGTTAACCATCGTTTGTAATTTTCTTTTACAATATAGTTGAAAACAAATATATTATCTCTTCTAACCATGTCTCGTATATAATTTTCCATTTGCCCTGGTATAATGTGAGCCCTTATAGATTTGTGATGTAACTCATAGTTTGCCTTAGATAGTACCGCCAATCTATATCGCGGTATATATTCTTTTATAATGTCAACCAATTCAAGTGGCATTTTTACTCTAATGTAAAACAATAACTTGTCAATATTCCTTGTGCGGTCTTTAAGTTCATTCATATAATATATAATGGGCGGAGATTATTTTTAAAATTGATTGCATTTTGACGCAATAAATTTTTTATAAACTACGTTACTGAAACATGTCTCAAAATATGATCTTGCGCATTATAAATATTGCCAAGAGTGTTTCTTTGGAAGATTTATATGATGAAATTGATCGGTTGTGTATGGGAACTATAAGCAAAATTATTTATACTGTGAGCTTCAATGATGATTATGCGGAGGCATTGGTTTCATTTGATAACTGGACGGGAGTTCCAGATGAATGCACTTCTATGCCAGAAGGAGAATTTCTTTCGTTTATGCCTGATAGCATCAAGTCTTTTGTAAATGATATCGCCGATTGCACCTATGCTTATATACCTTTTATAAAGTTGCATGGGCATGAATGTTGGTTGGCAAAAAATGTCACAAATGAATATACTACAGATGAAGGTGTTGAAATTAAATCTAATATTAAAAACCAGAAAACATTTCTCAAAATTCATTCAATTCCTGGTGATATTGAGCCCAGTAAAATTACTGCAATGTTTGCAGTCCTTGGGTCAATTGATGCGATAGAATTTATATGGTCAAACAAAATGCAAACTATTGAGGAAGTGTTGCAGTGTGGAATTATGTGCAAGATATATGTACATTTTGAAAATGCTCACAAAATGTACATGAACCTGAAATCTTCTGGAAAAACTCTCTAATATGGCGTGGGTTTAATCTGTTTATCTTAGTTACTATTTTTCATAAATAATATTTCATTTTCTTGTGTAACTATCAAATTTTTGAGAAATAGTTGTATATTATTCTTTTTCTCTAGTAATTTTTTACTCATATGAATCGCCATAGAGTGATGTGGAATCATTCCCAATTTATATTGATTTTCATTTATTAAAAATTGTGTTCTTATACACCAAAAAATGCTAATTACTAAAATGGCTCCTACTATAAGTGGAGTGCGCTCTTTAAAAAATAATCCCATAAATAAAAACATCCATCCCGTCATTAACAGTGTCATGTATACGTCATTTAAACTGAATCTTACATCATCCCATTTATCAACCCACATATTCATAGTTGATAACGCACCTGATACAATCATTATAAAAAACATTGCAACATAATGATTGTTCTGCATATTCTTCATTATAACTATAAATATATAATATAGTTATAATTTTACAAAGTTTACGTCAATGTATTACCAGTTGATTTATCGCATGGATTTGACACCCCATATGTTATCCCGTCCCATGAGACGCCACATTTATTCGCCCATGTTGCCTTTGTGCAAGCACCATTGTCACCGGTGAATGCAGCAGTAGTAAAATCCATTACTTTTTGATCTTTATAAGTACCATTATATGTTGAAGAAGAGCAATTTTGAACTCCTAAATTCTTACTGTTATAACAAGCAGCACCATTGCCTGAAAGATCTACCCAATAATCAGGACAATCTCCAGTAATAGGAGGCCATCCATTTGCATACTTTGATTTAGATAAGGCGATGCCAATTAATACAAGGGTAATGATAAGAAGAATAATTGCTATTGTTAGAACAATTGATTGAAAATTCCACGCCATTATATAGAATAAATAGATATTTTTTTTATGAGTGTATTATAAAATGAGCAAACCTGTAAAACTTGGAAATAATGGAAGAGTTGATATGAATGGTCCTAGTACAAAGAATTTATTTGCCATGTATGATAAGATTCCAGCGCAGCAATGTGCTTCATTTAGGGATCCAACGGAAGGGTTGTGGTCGGATACTCAATTATCTGAAATGTTTTTCTCTAAACAAAACATTCAAATCTTGCAAAATGGAATTCGTGCTGGTGTATATGAACGTTCCAATGGCCAATATGTAATTGGTCCACAAGACTGCGATTCTCTTAAAATCATTATGCGTAGTGTATTTCTTCAACATGCAGCCAACCAAAATCGTAATATTGCTGGACAAGTTGTCGAGCTTAATAAAATAGTTTTAGATTATTGCATTTACCAAGTATATGGCGAAGCACAGGGGTATATGAAATACTTAAGAGACGTTAGCAGCCTTGCAGTTCCTATTGCACATCCTGTTATGGAACAAGGGCAATCCAAGGAGCTCATCCTTAAACCTTGGTTCTAAGAATTGCCTCCTCACTATATGACTCTTTTCCTCTCTTTAAATTGTGAACAAGGGAAGAAAAAGTTTTACAAATTAATATAAATTTAATATCTATTTATATTAATTACAACTAACAAATTATGTACAGCAATATAAAAAATTCATCTTTTGCTGACAAGCAAACAATAGAGATTATGCAAATGATGATACAAATCGCATTATTAATTGTAGTTACTACATTTTTGATCATGTTTCAAAAAAGTAATACAATTGTTTTTATTGGCATGTTTTTGATGCTTGTCTTTATTTACTACTATTTACGCGTTAATCTTTTCTTCCTTATTCTTGTTGGATTTGGCGGATCTTTTACCGAAGCGATTGTTATCTGTTTAACAGATTTCTTGTGGAAGTATAGGTCTCCCAGCTTTTGCAATATTCCATGTTGGCTTCCATTGTTGTGGGCAATTGTTGGAACGGGAGTTTTAGGACTGTATAAATTATCTTTATTGATATCAGGCGAAGTTTCTAAAATATAAAACATAAAAAAATAATTATTTATGGTGTAAAATTTATAATTATTTTTACACCTTCGCACATTTTAAACGCCAATTTTTTAGATCTTATATTTTTTCTAACCTAATTGTAAATGAAACACTCGTTTACAATTATTTGTTGTGTAGTTATTCTTCTAATTATCACGGTTATCGGATATATCATATGCCAGTCATCGTGTAATTCAGCACCACCTATTGACCCTAATAAAAAAGGGGCTTCTGTACTTGTCCTCGGATGTATTGACCCCCGTTTTGCCAATGCTCTCGCATGGCATCTAACACACTCAGAAGAACT